GATGTCCATCTTTTGTTAGTATAGCAGATACATTTTTAGTATTAGTACCGAACCCAGTAGGGGCCCATGGGCTATCAGATATAGGCATTATTCTGAGCTTACCCTTTTTAGGAGTATCCCATTTAAGTTCTCCTGTCTCTGGGCCGCTCATCGGATGTGTCGTGTGTGGGGGCGCGTGCTGGGTCATTATATTACCTCACTGCTTGATTGCAATAATGTCCTTTTTATTAACAATAACCGTCCCCTTTTCGCCAGTGAGGTATACAAAATTTTCGTCGTCATTTGTAATCATCCCCCTCCCAACTTTTGTTCTTTCTTCTTCTCGCCAAACCACTTTGACTTCAGCGTCTTTAAGAAACGCAGAAAGCTTTTTACCATCATTTTCGTCCATTTTTTTATTCTCCTTAGTAGGCCAAAGATGCCGTACTTGCCGACATATACATCTAGCCTACTTAACCTATGAGTGATATGCCTATATAAAGATTGGCCCATTATTTCACCTCTGCTTCAGGGCGTCTATTATAACGTACAGCCCAATTTATACTTATTAAACTAGCTTCCATTTCATCCATATGTTCTTTAGTATCACAACGGTATATGTTTACTCTAAAATTAGCGTATCCGTATTTCTCAAGGTCAAAGTTAAGGTCAATGTTATCAGTATGTTTCCACCACTTACCTTTAGAATACCTCTTACAGAACGTCCGTATTGTTTTTCCTATATATACCTTTCGGTTTTGCGAATTTTGTATAGTATAAACTATCATCTCAGTGTTGAATCGAGGTTCAGAAAAATCAGGCATTGCTGGGCGCCGTTGTCCTTTCATAAATTCATTATGTGCTTGCTTAGTTAATTCAATCACAACTGCGGGTGTGATTTTTAATCCCTGCGCTTCCATAGTCGCAGTAACTTCATTGATTCTTTGTATAGTGCTTTCCAGACTGGTCATATTCACTCCATTAAACTCCTCTTATTTTTCTCATGTTCTTTCCTACTTGCCTTACCTGTTCCACTGTAGCGTTAGACATAATACGGTTAGCTAAATGTGATACTATAAGCACATTACCCTTTATATATCCCCTTTCAGGTATAATTCTATCTAGGGTTGGTGACATTTTATTTAGTGTTCCTGTACCTATTATGAATTTACGCTCTAGCAATGGGCATTTATTATCTTTAGGCCATATTTTTTCTATATATTCAGGGTCTATATCTACAACGTGTCCAGCAGCCTTCTTATTATAAATGGTCTGGCGCCCCCATCCTCTTGGTTTTTGATATCTTGCTTTATTACAGGCTCTAGTACATTCTTTACATCGACAATACCTACCCGCCAACCCTTCTTTTAAATAGTGCCGTTCCCAAAATTTAGTGGCTGCGGGGAAATCCTTATCACACTTTGTACACTCCATCACATCCACTCCATTAAACTCTGTTGTTTCTTGTCTAGTAAGGTTAAAGGAGGTGACTTTTTAATCCATTCCTGTAGAGTAAACTTCTGAAGGAGGGTGCTTATAGTGTCCCAGTAATAAGTTATATCTATCTCATCCACGTCCTTTACCATAGATTCTAACTTATAACCTTCTCTGGTTTTAACATAGTAGAAGGTAGTTCCTTCGCTAGGAGTCATACCTATACCCTCTCCTTGCTCTATTAGCTTAAGTATTAAATCGGTCTGTGACTTATAAGCGTCCTTTGCTCTTCCCATAGACTTACGCATAACAAAGTCATTAATCTCATATTCCTCCAAGTTATATAATTTATCTATAAACTTTTGTGTTATAGTATTATTGATTCTAGATTCTATTAGTCTATCTAAGACCTTTAAGTAGAACTTAGAACGGGTGGTAGCTTTGAAAGTACTACCGTGTTTAGTGAGACTACCATCTTCATTACGAAGGACATAATTACCTATCTGTAACCACACTCCTTCTCTATAGTAGTCTTTATCCATTGTGATATGTTCAGGCTCACAGGTAGAGAACGTGTGCTTCAGCAGTATTCTTAGTCTATTGACCAACCACGTAGCATCAACATCAACATTGCAATTAATCCCATCCGTATGTACATATACGACAGCGTCCTCGCCATATCTCCCTCTGATGATTGATACTGCCGAGAGAAGTAGCCAGCGTGCCACTGACGTAATAGTGATACTAACACCCATATCACCGTAACTAATGTAAGGATTTGCATTGGCACCATAGAAGGTATTCACCATTATTTTAAGAGCATCGGACTTGCTCTTATCTTCTCTCGTCTTACCAAGTTTATAAGGCTTTCGCATTTCATTAAACTCTTTACACATATCGTATAAACAACTCTTCTTAGAGTTATCTATCCGCACCATTATTCTCTTCCCTACGTTGTTATCAGGGATATATAATATACCATCTTTCTCTTCTATGGTCTCACTATACTCGTCGTAGCCTACTATCTGCGTAGTGTCTGGCCCTAGATTAAGCATCATTGAGATAGAAGGATAAAAAGAACCAAAGTCTATTTTTATATTTCTTTTGTGGAAACCGGGCTGATATAGCTCTATGTGGGCAGCTTGATAGTTACCCTTATCAGCTTTATATATCTCTGGATGTCGCTCTTTATTCCTATCTAACGTAACCATACCTTGCTTGTATAGAGACCTACCTTGAAGTATCTTAGTTATATAGCTAGCTGGGGCATTGACATATGTTGCTAAAGGCACACACAAGGTCTCTGCGATATATTGTATCTGAGGGAAGTAGTGGTTATATAGATACATGGTGCAATCAACGTCAGACAATACATAGGCATTTATCTCATCCATGCTATAGTCTAGAAGGTCGTTGTTTGCGAAATCAAGCTCCAAAGGCTCTAACCCAAAGTTTTGTGAAACAGACTTGAGACCTCTTGGTATTCCTGAAAGTGAATAGTCTAGCCTAGTCCACCTTAGTAAATCGAGTATTATACGCCCCCCAGCTTGCATCTTAAGGTCTTTATCATTTTTACCCTGTTCCCAACCCCATGTAGAATTATCACGGTTGAGAATCTTTTTATATCCTTTAAGACCATGAAACCTCGCTCTGTGTAGTATTTGTGGTATATCATAACCTACTAAGTTATAACCAATAATTATATCTGGGTCATAGTCATTGATATATTCAGCGAACTGAAGTATGACCTTCCTGTCGTCCTCACCATCCCATAGTAGCACGTCACGCTCTCCGGTGGAAGTTACTATACCTATCGCCACGACAGGATACTTCTCTCCAAAAGGAAAGGAGCCATCTGGAGAATGCGTTTCAATATCAAATACGAGGCTTTTTAAGTTATCAGTGTTTGGATAGTTCTTAAAAAACTCAGGATGTTCTATTAGTAAGCGTTCAAGCAGGGCTTCTCTTCCACCATCATAAAGCGCTTGTGGTGGTACTACGTCTCTCATAGGCAAATAAGTATGCTTAGAAAGTTTTATAGTTCTATCACTCGCAATTGTTTTATATTCCTTTCCTTCTTTATCTTCTAAAAAATAGTAAGGAGTATAAGGACTAACAGTAGCTTCAGGTTTTCCGTTTATATACATCTTGACCTTTTGAGCTTTTGTTTCAAGGTCAATAGTCCTATGATTGATTGTTGCTATTAGGGGTATGTTCATTAATTTTCTTCTCTATATATTTTAAGTTCTTCTGGACTCATCCTATTAAAGAGCTTGTCCATGTTATTAACCATCAGTTCTGATAGTTCAATACCATAGACATCACATAGACGAGTAAGATACCATAAGACATCTCCTAATTCATCAATGATAAGGTCCGTGTTGTCCACTCTGTCTCTTATCTCTTTCTTATATGCTCCACCGACTTCGCCAGCTTCATTCATCAAACCCAACATTAGGTATTCTTTTTCTCTACGCTTAGGATATCTCGCTGTGTTGCGAGTGAAATCCTTATAGGTAGCTTCTATTCCTTTTACCATATATTAATCACCTCTGGTATCTTATTATTTCTTATCATCCAATTTCTTTGTGCGGGTAAGTATCTATATACCAAGTCCGCTTTCTTATCACTCTGAACAACCCATGGTTGTATTATTATAAGGTCGTCCCTCCTACACCACATGCGCTTCTTAAGCTTACCTCCTATCCTTATCATGCGTGTCAACCCGTCTTCACATAGCGCTACCATACGAGAGCCTCCACTCATCTCTCTTACTACAGCGTATAGCTGTCCATGCTTGCGGGTTCTAGCCCTTTTTATAATAGGACTTGATTGTTTCGATTTCTTTTTCATTATAGTCTCCTTCTGCGTTTAGCATAAAGGTATCAAAGTCTTTGAACTTTGTATCTTTGTATGTCTTAAAGGGCTCAAAGGCGTCAGATTCTATATCTATCGCTCTCTTTGCTCCTTTACCCAACTTAAAGTCGTTCCCAGTAAGCGGGTCAACAATCTCGATATCGCTACAAAAGCGCTCAACGTACTCCCTACTCGCGGAAGTCCAGTTCTTTGCCATAAACTTTTTTGTTTCTTCAATTAAATCACTCCAGTTTATCTTTGCTACAGGTTCCTCAAACAGAGGACTCTTGTAATATAACTTCTTACCCTTATCTTCATCCACCTCTAGAAAGCCTGTCATAACTAAGGCACTAAGGATAGGCTCTATTTTGGTGAAGGGTAAGCCAGCAGCCTTAGCTGCTTTCTTAATCTCATTATTAGACATACGTATAGTATCTCCATCAGCGAAGCCAAACCTGTCTATCCTCGTATTAGGAAAGAGCTTCAGTATATCTGTACCATGGCTAGGCATATGGAGACATTCTGATACGAAGGAGTTTAAATAAATCCGTAGCCCAAGCCAGTTATGCTTCGGCGTAACCAACCCGTATTGCACTCCGTTTTTTTTAACTCTTAGTATCTCGTCTGGGTAAAACCTAGCCACAGCGTTGATAACTCTCAATAGATACTGCACCTTAGACCTTGATACAGGGAAGGCGCTTGGTATCGCTTCATATAAGAAGGGCGCACACGGGTTCTTCATATGCATTGCGTCCTCATCATCTCTCTCAACGATTGCATCCAGTATATGCTTTTTAAGTCCTTCCATCTCTTCATCTGTCATGGTAGTTAGCTCTGCTCTAGGCAGCGCACTATGTAGCAGTTTATGCTTTAATACCCTCTCCGTCTGTTTCACAGTGGGGTTAGTATGCATAATCATACACCTACGTTCCAACTCTGCGTCGAAGTACGCTGCGCCCTTGGTATTCTCTACTGCTACGCACATAAAGACATACTTAGGATGCAACTTAGTTTCAACTGTCTCTCCTATCGTTACATCTGTTCTCTTCCTAAACGCTGTTCTCCCGTCGCCCCATGTCTTTACCACCTCTATCACTGCTTCAGGAAGCTTCTGTGCTTCTGGTATAGCTATGAAACGAGAACGGTTTATCTTCTCAGCATCGTACCAGACCGCAGTCTCAGAAAGATGTTCCAGTGAATAGTAAAACTCCTCTGGAATTAAACCAAAAATAGCTTCCATTATCACTGTCTTTCCTGTCCCAGAATACGCTTTGATAACAAAGTTATTATCTTCTAAAAGATAGGATAAGCAGGCACTCAAAGCTAGCTCATCCTCTCCAAGGATAGGGTTTAATACACCATCTTTATTTCTTACGTTATGGAAGTATCTGGTCAGGTCGTATAGTTCATACCTCATCTTTTTCATAACTCCGTTCTTCCGCTTCTTTTATCTTCTCTTCCGCTTCGCGCGCTTCCTTTATCTTTCGGTCCCTACGGTTATACCACCGTGGGCCAGCAAGCCACATAGGAGGACCACGAGGCACTGCTTTTGCGCCTTCTTTTAACTCTTTAAACGTATCGTTATACCAATCTACTATCCAATCCTCTATGTCGTCTTCAGACCACGGCAACGATTCGTATTCCACTTCTAACATTTTACTGTATATATATTTATTTAATTTCATATCCATTTTTCCCTCGCTCTACGCAGGTCGAGAACATTGTTGTCAACCAGACGTATAGAATATACTTTTATATCCTTCTCATCTATACCACTGAACCGGTCCTTTAATAAAAGGAACAAGTCTATCAGGGTGATAGGTTCTCCATCTTTATCCTTTAGAAAGTCAACTATCTCTTCTGGAACTATCCATTTCCATTCTTGTTCTTCAGAGTCATATAGTGACGGTCTAAACTTTTCAGCCACAAAGGGTTCTGTATCAGTCTTCTTTAGTTCATATCCCTTCACTGAACGCCCCATTGAAGTCTTTATCTTAGAGCGCTCAATTTCAAATACTATATCAGTAGGATTTTCTGCCCCTTCTATAATCTTTGTAAATAGTTTCTGGAAGTTTGTATGTGTAGACAGGGCAGAGGAAAGATAAGAAATCTTCGTTATGCCTCCACCACTATATTCTGACAGTGTGTGATATACACCATAAGTAAACTCATGGATTTTGGGTATACCACTCTGACAGAACTTACACTTACCTTCCTTGGCCCAGCACTTAGACCTTCTACTATTGCCCGGTGTCCAGAAGAAAGATATAGAGTTGACCGTGGATAAGCATATGGTTACAGTAAAGGCTAAGGCTGAGGATAGAGATTACAGCTT